CTCCTGAAGAAACTGGAGGAAGAAAACAACGGCCAGATCGCCAAGAAAATCCAGTTGATCCGAGATCTCGGCAACGGACAGCAGGCGGTGATCGATGGCACCAAGGTGATGCAGGCGACCGGCGGCGGTGTTGACTCATTGTCGGCGTCGATCGGTTTGCTCGCTGATGAATTCGGTCGCCTGATGGTGACAATGGGCGTGCCGAACATCATTGCGATGGTCACCAAGGAATTGCAGCGGCTCGGCAGTGTCGTGAAGTGGATCGGAGAACTGATCGATCTTCTCAACAAGGGAGAATACAAGAAGGCGGCTTTGTCGTTTGTTGGCCCGCACGGTTTCCATCCGCTCGCGCCGCTGATGAACAACCAGCTTGGCCAAGCCACAGAGGGTGGACTGACCGGTCAGCAGGCTGTGGAGGATCAGAAGAAGGCGCTCGATGAGGCGATAAAGAAGAGCGAGGATGTCCCGCCACCCGGTGGTGTGCCTCCCGGTTGGAAGCCCGGTGATCCGCTTCAGTTCGGCCCGCGTGGCACCGGACAACTTCCCGGTCCCGCTCAGCGAAGCTCGTATGGTGGCAGTTCTGACTCGCTGTATCTGCCTGCGGACTTCCGCAGCAACATCCACAACGCATCGTTCGGTGGCGGCGGCGGTGCTGCGTCTGGCGGCGGCTACTCGCAATTCTCTCCGGGTGGACCGCAGGGTTATGGCGGTGGCACGTCCTACGGCAACCAAGGTCTGATCCCACGCACCAGCGGTCGCACGAGCAGCGGGCGCACGTCGTCTTCCGATTCCGATGAGACAGCAGCGCCAGCGGCAACGGCGGGCGGAACGGCAGCAGGAGACTACCAAGGTAAGCGCGTCAACGAAGACGTGATGAAGACGCGCATTCAACAATCCAATGCCGAATGGATGAAAGATCCCAAGAACCAACAGAAGATCTTCCGCACGCTTCAGGCTGAAGGCGGCGGCAACATAGCTGCCAACTTGGAGCAAATGTCGAACTACGCAGCGTCCAGAAATTTGACCCTAGAACAGGTTGTGAATGCTAGAGGCAAGCGTCAGTTCTATGGTCCGCTCAAGCGTTTACACGGTGATCCCGGTTCAGGGCCATTGATGAAGCATGAACGTGATGCGTACAACAGCGCATGGACTCCAGAGAAACAAAAGTTGTGGGACAAGGCCTACAAGGAAGTGTTCTCGGGAGGGTCTAACAGAATCAATTACCTCACCGATCAAGGAACGGTCGGCGACCCGAACTATGACCCGAACAAGATGACCAAAGTCGGCGGCAATATGTTTGGTATTCAACCGGGCACTGAAAGGTGGGTTAACGCACAGCGAGGTAAAGCACAGGTCTCCGGTCCAGTCACTGTGCAGCCGGGAGGCGAATCAACTGTCGCGACAGGCGCCCGTGTGCCGCGTCCAGCCGAGACCACGGGGCAGTTGCTCAACAGCGACGGCACGCCGAAGGGCAATCTCGATGCGCTGACAGGCGATATGTCAGGGGCTGGCCTGACGGTAACGTCTGGCTATCGCAGCCCGCACCACAAACTTTCGATAGCCAATCCGCACTCCTCGCATTCGCGCGCGCTGGCGTTCGACGTCCGCGCCAAGACTGAGAGACAAGCCGATGCGGCGATGGCCAAGATCCGCGCGCAGATGGCGTCGCGCGGTCTGGTCGAGGGTCAGGACTACAAGATCCTCGATGAGGTGCGCAGGCCGTCTGCATGGGCCACCGCCAAGCACGTGCATACGCAACTGACGCCGGAGGGCATGAAGCGCTATCATGCCAATCGACCGCAGGCGGCACCAGCGGCGGCAACCGCCACAGCCGATGAGCCGAAGGGCGAAGGAGCGCTACAATCGAAGCCTATCGAGGGTCAAGCGCAGCCAAAGCCAGCGGAAACAGCGGCGCCTGTAGATCGCGACGTGACGCAGCGCGTCAATCTCAAGGTCAACGACAACGAGGTACAATTCGCGCGCTCATCGATGCGACGATCAGCCGATCGCGAAGTGCGCGAGGCACGGGCGACAAGTTACTCCGACATCGGGGCTGCATGACGGAATGGGTCGTCACCTACACCATCGAGTTTCCGGACAACGCGATCTTGGTCACCGAATTCTTTCGCGGTGAGCGGCACGAGTGCGAGCGCATCAAGGCGCAGAGCGGCGGCGGCGATCACGACCAGATGACAACCAAGCGACCGTGGAAAGCCATCGTCGGACCGGCGCATGAGTGGGACGATTTTTTGGAGAGCTAAATGGCAAACTGGGTCATGTTTCAGTGGGGACCGATTCAATTCCAAGTTTTCCCGATGAATGTGGATAACTACGCCCACCACACGGGCGCCGACTGGGCCAAGAAGGAAATCGCTGGCGCCGCGATGTACCGCGAATGGGTCGGTGAGAGCGACGAGCAGATCACGCTGAAGGGCAAGATCTTCCCGCACTTCTTCGCGCGCAAGTCGCGGGCGCGTGGCATCGGCCAGCAGACCGACGGCCCGAAGGCGACGCTCGATAACGACACCGGCTTGCTGCAGGAACATGTCGGCAAGGAGACATCTTCCGGCGGCCTCTATCATCTCGATGTGCTCGACAACATGCGGCGCCTCGGCCAGACACACATTCTGATGCGCGGCGATGGCTGGCACTACGGCTGGTACGTTATCGAAACGCTGCATCGCGGCCACACGTTTCTCGCGCAGGACGGCATCGGTCAGCAGATCGAGTTCGAGGCGCAGTTCACGCGCGTGCCGATCCCGAACGACGCAGCATCGAACACCGTGCAGATGTACAAGGCGGATGTCGCATGAACGTTGTCTCTTACGATCTCGTCACGGTCGGCTCGGACTACATCACCGCCGACACCATCCTGTGGCGGCGCTATCGCAACCGCGCGCCGCTGATGATCGAGCGTCTGCTCGATGACAATCCGCACCTCGCGAAACTTCATCGTTACTCGCCGTTTCTACCGGTCGGCACCCAAGTGCGCATCCCGATCGACTACGAAATCCTGAGTGGAGTCCCGCAACGAAAGAACACCGTTGTCCTTTGGGGCAAGACACCCGAGGGCAACATGACACAGGGCGCCGGAGAAAATGGTTGAACATCAGGGTCCGCGACGGCACGCGGTGTGCCAGATACTGGTCAACGGTGATGACATCTCGACACGGCTGCACCCGTATTTGATATCGGTGCAGACGATCGACAACCTCGAAGGCGGCATGGACGAATGCCACATCGAGTTGGACGATCGCAACGCCGAGCTCCAGATCCCGCCGGATGGCGCCGAGCTTATGGTCGCACTGGGCTGGGCGGGCGAAGGTCCGCGCCTGTTCGATTCCGGGCGCGGCTCGGCGGGCTTCAAGAACATCCCGAAGAATTTTCTGGAGATGACCGACGAACAGAAAAAGCAGGAGGCGAAGTTCGGCGGCCCGGGGATGGTGATCGTGTTCGATGGCTGGGTGGTCAAGGTCGAGTCCGGGTTCGGTCGCCGAGGCGGCGGGCGGCGGCTGTGGATTGATGGCGAGGGCGCCAACAGCAAAGGCAAGGTCAAAGAGACGCAGCAAGATTCTATGGGAGAAGGCAAAGAGGACGACAGCGCGGAGGCTGGCAAGGGCAAGATCCCGCTCAAGGACATGATGACGAAAGTGTTCGGCGCCGCCGGATTGTCGGTGGCGATGTCGCCGGAGATGGAGAAGATCACGCGCGACTATTGGCATATCAACGACAGCCCGATGAATTTCGGCAAGCGCATGGCGCAGGAGGTCGGCGGCATCTTCAAGATCTCGAAGAGCACGGCGGTGCTGATCGGCAAGATCGAGGGCGTCAACGCCGCTGGCGAGAAGATGCCGACGGTGGAAGCGATCTGGGGCGTGAACCTGATCGGCTGGCGGATCAAGCCGATGGTCGGGCGCCCGCAGTATGGCTCGGCGGCGTCGAGGATGTTCGACGCCCACAAGGGCGAGTGGACGACGATCAAGGGCGCGATCTCCGGCGGCACGCCGTTCGGCGGTACGCAAGCGGTCGCCAATACCCTCAACTCGGTGACCGACAAGGCGACCGGCGAACAGAACAATGCTGGCACTGGCGCCGACACCAAGGGACGGCGCGGCGAGGGCTGGGTGCTGCTCAACGGCGAGCCGGACGCCAAGGCCAACGGCTTTCTCTTCATCGACGGGGCGCGGCCCGGCATCGACGGCACCTATACGATGACCGAGGTCGAGCACAATTATACACGCGGTGTCGGCTTCACGACGCGCGTCAACGTGCGAAACCCGAAGGGCACTGGCGCCGGGATCGACTGGGTGCAGGACGGTGATACGGCGGAAGAGAAAGCGAAGCGCGACGCGGACCCGACCAACGATCCGGATTCGCTGACGCCGGTCTTCCCCGATGAGAGCGACCCGGGCGAGTCGTGGCAACCCGGCGATGATCCGGACGCACTGACGCCACCGTTCACGCCGATCGTGATTGACCCGGGCGAATCGTGGGAGCCTCCGGCGGAGGCGGCGCCGCCGGTCGAAGATCCCGGCGAGTCGTGGGAGCCCACACCAAACGATCCCGGTGGCGTAGTGAGGCCGCCGATCTCCGGCGAGCAGACCTACACCGCAGAAGAGCTCGAAGCGATCAGGCGGGCAGGACCGCCATCGCCGCCGATCTCAAGATAGGAGCGCGTCATGGTTTCAATCGCAATGAGCTCGGGCCATTCCAAATACGTCCGGGGCGCCAGCGGCTACTTGGACGAAGTGAATGAGGCCCGCCGCGTGGTCGAAGAGGTCGCGATGTTGCTGCGCGGCGCAGGCGTCGAAACGAAAACGTACCACGACGACTGGAGTCACTCACAGGACGAGAATTTAAATCGCATCGTAAATTGGCACAACGGGTGCTCGCGAACGCACGATGTGAGCATCCACTTCAACGCCTACTCGACCACCAGCGCACCGATGGGCACGGAGTGCTTGTACATCACGCAGAAGGATCTCGCGAAGAAGATCGCGGACGGCATTGCGAAAGCGACAGCGCTGCCGAATCGCGGTCCCAAGTACAACGAAAAATTATTCTTCCTCAAGAACACCGCAAAGCCGAGCGTGCTGGTCGAGGTGGTGTTCGTGGATAGCTCGTGCGATGCCGCGACCTACGAGGAGGAATTCAGCGCGGTGTGTGCGGCGATCGCGTCCGCGCTGGCTGGCAAGAGCATCGACGCCGAGCCGCCGGTCGATCCGGACGAGCCGGTGATCATGCAGCCGATCGCGCCGATCCCCGAGGAAGAGCCCGGGCGCCCGACGATCGGCATGGGCGACAAGGGCGATCACGTGATCTACGTGCAGAATCTTCTTGGCGTGTTTCCGGCTGATGGAGACTTCGGCCCGATCACCGACGCAGCGGTGCGCGGTTATCAATCGGCTTATGGGGACGGTGTGACGTCTGACGGCATTGTCGGTCCAAAGACGTGGGCCGCGCTCGATTATCTGGAGCACGCCAAGGCCTCCGGCAACGATCGACTATCGCAGGATGTCGCGCGGCGCATCATCGACATCGCGGAGAAGAGCGCGATCGCGAAGTATTCGTGGAAGGATCGCGGCAAGCTGCCGCTGGGTTACACGTCAGGAATTGCACAATGCTTTGGGTTGGCGGCGACGCGCCTGCTAGCTGGCCATCCCATCGCGACCACGGCAGCGCAAGCGGATAGGAACCTCCCCGATCAAGATGCGCTGTCGTGGCTTCGCGAACAGTTCATGGCCGCAGGCATGCCCAACACTGAGGACGGCATCGACACGCTGCGGCATCTGTTCGTGTTGTTGCTCGGGCTCGGGGCGCGTGAATCATCTGGTCGATATTGTGAGGGGAGGGATCTGAGCGCGAGCAATGTCACGGCAGATACTGCAGAAGCGAGTCTCTTTCAGACCAGTTGGAATATCCGATCATTCTCCTCAGCGATCCCGCCGCTGTTGCAGGAATACTGGGCGAATCCGAATGGCTTCCTAACCACGTTTCAGGATGGAGTGAAGTTGAACAAAGACGATCTCGGCAATTATGGATCAGGCGATGGTGCGAAGTTTCAATTCTTGAGCAAGTACTCTCCCGCTTTCCACGCGTTCGTCACTGGCGTTGGGCTGCGCTACGCGCGGCAGCACTGGGGACCGATCGGGCGAAAGGAAGTTGAAATCAAGCACGAGGCGAACCAGATGCTTCTTGAGGTACAGCGCTTGATCAGCGAGGACTCGGCGGAGATGGTCGCGTGACGATCGGCGCGGTACTGGGCACGTGGGTCAAGAAGATCGGGGCTGAGAAGATGACGCAACTCATTGATCGCGTCTGGTGCAGGATTTTTCACAAGGCCTACCACGTCGAGCTTGAGAAGGGCTCGACGGTGCCGGGCTGGCGCTTTGTCTACTGCAATAATTGTAAGCGAGCATGGCCAGAACGAACCGCCTCCAGCGGGGCGACCGGGTCAAGCTGACCGAGCAAGGCGCCCGCATCAACAGCAAGACTTACATGGTTCGTGCGCAACGCGTCGATTGGTACGCGAGGCGGGGCACCGCTGTGCGTGTTGGGAAGATCAACGTCTACATCAGATGGGACGGGCGCGCTTCGCTGGATTACGAGATCGCCAGTCTCATCGAACGAGCGGAGGACTGACCATGTATTTTCTAGTCGCTGCAGCCGTTCTGATTCTGATCGCGTTCGTCATCCGGTTCTGGATGAACGTCAACGTCGAGGAGGGCTTCTTGGGCAAGGGCCTCATGATCATCATTGCCGTGCTGGTGATCGTCGGCATCCTCTCAATTTTCGGAGTGCTGCCGCACGCCTCCTTTCGTTGATCCACCTCAAGCGTCTCAGGTCGATGACCTCCCACCGTATCCGCCGAAGCCTCCGTCCATTTGTCGAGGGTGCTGAGATGTTCTGGGTCGGATTTACAGTCGGCATGATGGCAGGCGGCTCGCTCGGGATGTTCACGATGGCGGCCTGTGTGCTGGCCGGGAGAGCCGATCAGCGGGCCGGGCTGAAATAACGCCCGGGCTAAATTCTCCACGTGCGAGGCGCCGCTGCTACGGGCGCCCGTCACGAGCCGAGCTTGGCGCCGATCCTTCGTGCCAGTTCGAGGGCACGCGCAGCCGCGCTGTCTGCGTCAGCCATGAGGCGGAGCAGTTCGTCCGCGTCGAAGGGGCGGGCAGGCGCCCCGGCCTCTCCAGCGGGCGCGCTGAGCGTCTGAGCCACTATCCGCTTTCGGGCTTCCCGCTTCTTGGCGCCAGCCGATCGCCCGAGCCAAGCGCATTTCGGACAGATGTTCTGACGCTTCTTGCCTCGCTGTGGGCGCCAGTAGCGGTGGCAACGCTCGCAGATTAAAAGCACGAGTGTTCTCCAACTCGTTGACGCGTCGAAAGAAAGGTGAGCCCCGGCACTGCTCGTTTGGGCTTCAGGTGCTCGGTGGCCGGGGCTCGCGGTCGCAGATGCCGTGTGGGTCTCACAGCGGTGGCGGCGACCGATCTCGTGTTAGGTGAGCCCCGGCACGCAGACAGTGGGCTTCAGTCGCTCGTGGGCCGGGGCTCTACGGTCAGCAATCGGTCCGGGGGCTTCATCGACCGGAGGGCCGACCGATCTTCGAAAGAGTGAGCCCGGCATACGGTTCAAGGGCATCAAGGGCGAACGGGCCGGGCTCGTCGGTCGCAAGTGCAGATGGGATCTCACACAACGTCTGGCGACCGATTCGAATTGAGTGAGCCGGGGCACCCGCGATCGGGATCGCACGACAGTTGTGGCCCCGGCTCTCGCCAGCATCCATGCTCGGGTTTGCACCTTCAAAATGGCTGGCGATTGGAAAGGGTGAGCCCGGCATCAACAACGTGGGCCTCAAAGGGCGAGAGGCCGGGCTCGCGGTCGCAAGATTTCCTTGGAGATCACGATTGATCAGGCGACCGATTTGAAAGGGTGAGCCCGGCATATCGGCTTTGGGCTTCATCGATGAATTGGCCGGGCTCGCGATCGCAAGTCTTCTGTGGTTTGCACTCACTGACCGGCGATCGATTCGAAAGGGTGAGCCCGGCGTCCGCATAGGGGGCTTCAAATATAACCGGGCCGGGCTCGCGATCGCATTCGCTCGTTGGGTTGCAACAGTACGATGGCGATCGATCTGGATTGTCATTGCCGCACCGTTCTTGCCATGCGCCACGCCTCCCGTAGCTCGGCAATCCGTTCGTCGTCATCGAGCATCCGCCGCTCGCGCTTGGTCGGCTTGCGCATCCCTTCGTCGGTGCTGCTATCCACGATGTTGAACTCGCCACAGGCGAAGCACATCGAGGCGTCGCCGTCCTCCGGTGCCACCTCCTCTATGGTCGAGGTGATCCGGTCATGGTGCGTGCCGCAGAACGGACACGTGGTCCTGTGGTGAATCGTCGTCATCGCTTTGGTCCCACGAGCAACATGGGCGGCATCGGAATCGTCATCTGCGTGGGGCGCCAGATGTGCAGAACGTGCGGATGAAAATTCACATACTCTGATTCCGGCGGATGATACTGCACCGCCATTTCGTGTTTATCCCAGAAGATATCTTTGATCCAGCACATCTCCTCCCACGTCGGCGGACGTTGCTCCGCCGAAACCGATACGTGCTCCCAGCCCGTGTCATTCGCCGCGTTCTCTGGCCCACTCGATAGGGCCAGCAACAGCGTGCCTCCCGGCGCGATCAGGCGGAAAGCTCCAGCCAGACCATACGACTCGTCACTGCCATACTGACCAGACTTGATCCGGTTCGCCTGCAGCGTCAGCGGCACGAACTTTTTCATACGATGCCCTTCTCGCGATCCTCACGGATCTGCCTCGCGACGTCTTCCAGAATCTCCGGCAGCGCCATCGTCGTCATGTAGTCGCACTGACACGCGAAGCCGCTCTGCTCCTTGGTGCCGAACACGATCAGCATCACGCCGCCCGTGTCGCCGAGTCCGAGTTGCTCACGCACCAGCGTGCAAAGATCGTCATGTTTTCCCGGCCCCATCATTTGGCTAACTTCTCGACTTCGTCGCGCTTGAGAAATATCTGTAGCTTGAGCGGCGGTCGCGTGTTGCGTTCGGTCATGCGCCACAGCCGGGCGCACTGAATTGCATTGAGCCAGCCGTCATTCTTGGCGAGCGCGTCGAATTCCTCCAGCGACATCGACTGCCAGAACCGCGTGGGGACCACGCTCATGTCGTTGTCTCTCATTGCGGCCTCGGCGCCTTCTCAAGGATCGCGTCGATGATCTTGTTGAGGTGCGCGCGCATCTTGTCGTGCTGCGCCTCCGGCAACTGCACCATGCCGAATCCAATGTTGGCGGCACAGGCGCTCAGCGCATCCTCCAGCCGGGCGCCCTTCATGGTCTCGCTGATGCGCAGCGCGAGCTTATCCATGTACGCCTGATAGTCTTCGAGACTCATCTGGGTGGTGTCCACCATCACAACTCTTCCTCTTCATCGACTACGTTCTGGGCTTCCCAATCGGGCTCCGGCGCGCGCTTGCACTTCACCGTGTTTGTCGCCTTGTCATACTCGGTGAGAAACCACTTCTTCTTGTGCATCGCGTAGGCTGTCACGTAGAGCCGCACCTCGTCCCCCGGGAATTCCTTCGTGCACGTGATCGACGCGGTCTCGTCCATCTTCAGGCGCTTCAGCCTCTCGTGCACCAGCGCTGATAATCCATCAAGGTGTTCGTCCATCAACCTTCCCCTTTTCCACGATCGCTGCTTCGATCTCGCGCTTCAATTCTTCGCTCGGTTCTTTCTTGCCGTAATCTGTTTCGACCCACCATCGCACGCGCAGCTTCACCGGCAACCCGAACCAATGTTTCGACATCTCATCGCTGAGCCTCATCGCCTGCCGTCCGTGATCGAGGGCTCGCCAGCCTGCAGCTTGCCGAGCTCGCGGTCGATCTGGTCACGCGCGACATTGTTGGCGGCAGATATGCTCTTCCTGAATTGATCGAACGCGTGCATCGTTGCAGCGTCGAGGAAGACCTTGTGGTCCCCGTTACCGCGCGGCGCCCGCAGGCAGAATTGAAAGCCGTCGAACGAGGCGTAGAGCCCGTCGCCCAAATAAGTCTCGGTCATCTGCATCTCCATGATCGACCACCATGCGTGGTCACTTTGCGTTTGCCGTGGCGCGTGCAGACATTGCCGCCAGCGTCAGCTACGCGGGTGCGATGATGTATTCGCTTCTTCGGTTTTTCGCCCTTGTCGTCATCGGTCTGGATGATCGGCGGCACCTTCGTTTGCACTGCGACTTCCTTGACGATCGGCTCGACCACGATGCGCTCGGTGCTCACCACCCGGATCTGATCGGCCTTCTTCAATGGCTCCGGATCATCCGCAAGTCTCGCGGCCCACGCCTCGAAGGCCTTCTGGTCCTGCGCGGGTGACGGTGTACGCCCGAGCGCGAACGTGATCACCAGCGCCAGCGCCGCCGATCCGCCGAGTCCGATTTTGAGAAACTGTCTCATTCCACGTGCTCCTTTATCGAAAGACCGGCGGCCTCAATCCACTTGACCCACTGACGCTCCAGCGCCTCCTTGGCGAGGTGCTCGGTCTCCTCGATGCCGCTTGCGCGTCCGCCCTTGGGTTGGATGGTGTTCAAACTCCAGATCCAGCGGTTGGGCTGGACGCTTTGCTCGACATAGCCGACGCGGACGCTGCCAGCCTGTGCAGCCTGCAGCGTCCCGCGCGTGTTGCGTTTGTAATTGAGGATCACGGCGGGCCGATCGCGATGCCGTCGCCCGGGTGCCGGGTCGTGGCGTTGACGATCACGTCCGTGATGATGTCGTTGGCGCGATGGTTCACCGCGCCAAGCAACGTGGGACCGAGGGCGATCGGAATGCATCCCACCATCTTCGCCGCCTGTCCGTAGGTCATCGTCTGGCCGTTCTCATGCAGAGCCCGGCACAGATGATAAAGCACCGTGATCTTTTCGTCTCGCGTCATAGCCCGACCTTTTTCTTGAATTCATCACAGGTCTTGCGGATCTCGGAGGATAGCGCACTTACCTGTTCGATCAGGGCCTGAGAGTGCTTGCCCTTCTCTCGGATCGCCGCCGCAGTCTCGGCGACAACCTTCATGTCGTTGTCGCATTCCTGCAGCGACTGGCCGAGCTTGCGCACCATCGCGGTGACCTCCTTCCCCATGTCCTCCACCGCTTTCGCTGCGGCTTCGTATTGCGTGAGGACAGCCTCGGCAGACATCTTGCCGAGCTCGTCAAGCCCGCGCATCTGCGTCGGAATCAGCGGCGTGGTCCTCGGCATGCGCGCGCCTTCACGAATGGCTTGTGCTCCGCTGTGGATTGCCTGTTCGAGGTCGTTTGCTACGTGCAGGCGGTCGTGTGGGATGACGGAGGTGGTGGTCATTTGGTTTCCTTCTGGGTTAAAATTGGTGAGCCCCGGCACTCGTGCGATGGGTTTCAGACTATTGCTGGCCGAGGCTCTACGGTCGCTTACCGATCTGTGGTTCTCACTCAATCGCTGGCAACCGATCTTGAATAGGTGAGCCCGGCGCCAGTTCAATGGATACCAGTTACTGCTTGGCCGGGCTCGTCGGTCGCGAAGATCATCTGGGTTTCATCATGGCCAAGGCGACCGATTACGGTGCTCCTTTGAGTTTCAGATATCTGGCGTAGTAATTCTGCGCCAGCGCAAACGGATCAGCGACGCCGTGCGTCTCCCACCATGCGAGTTCATTGCCGCTGTAGTGTTGCGCCATGTGATGCATGTGTTTTAACGGCAGAGCCCAGTTGTCGTCAGGCTTCTGCCCCATGCCATTCGTCTTGCCGTACGCGAACGATGAGGCTCGAAGATGAGCCGCATCGCATGGCGGCGGCTGTTGGCAACACGCGCATCGCTGCTTGCGCAGCCAAGCCAGATAGCCGGGATCAGATAAGCGACTCCTGCGCTGTCTCAGCGTCATCGATCACTTCACCGTTTGCCCTTGGGGCTCGGCTTCGCTTGGCGGTTTGGCGCGCTGCCTTCTTCGCCTTCCTCGGCGTCCGGGGCTTGCTCTCCGGCAGACCCTCCGCCCACTGACTGATCATCGTTGAGACCGCCTTCGCTTCCGCCTTGGTCTCGATCTCCATCCCGTCGATCACCAGCACCGTCCGCCCCTCGCGCAGCGTCAGGCTCATTGCTACCGCCGTCATCTCTCTCTCCCTTTGTCTCGGCTTCATCGGAATTGACGTCGCCTTCGATTATCGAACTGAGCGCCGCCTGCTTGGCGACGTAGTCAGCATCGAATCCCCTGCGTGTGTCAGCATGCTGCGCCTTCTGATCTTTCAGGCGCTGCGTCAGCAACTCGGTCTTGGTCGGTGTCACGTCTTTCGGCGTGCTGCCGTCTTCGAGCTCGTCCGGAGTGTAGACTCCGAGCAGCGTTTCCGACGCGTAAAGTCGGCACCATTGGCGCACGGCGGAATAAGCCAACTGCACCTCGGGCTGATTATCCCAAAGCGGAGAGCCTTTCACCGCGCCGTAGTCATTGCGGCCCCGGGCGTCGCGCAGTTTGCCGAGCGTTTCGCTGGTGTACTTGTGCGGGGCATCTTCGTTCTTGAACGTGCCCCATACGACGCATCGCCGATCGTCGCCCTCTCCAATAATCTCATGACGCAGGCGCCCCTTCAACGGTGCGCGCGCGGTGACCACGGCATGAACCAACTGGGCCTCGAACGCCACGCGCTCCTCGCCCTTGTTGATCACTTGATAGGATTTTTCCGCCACGGCGAACGGGTCCATCTTCCACCGCAGCGCGCGCGAACAGATGGCGAGACAGGCGCCCGGATTGCCGCGCAGATACTTGGGCACAGCGGCGCCGGAGACGCTCATGAGCTTCGCGAACTCCATGACTTGGCCCATGTTTTCCAACGTGAGCCCGCCGAGATCCGCATTGACCGGGATCGGTGCCGCGATCGCGCGATCGACGCGACGTTCGATTTCGTTGATGTCCATAAACTGCTCCTGTTTGAATTAGGTGGAGGCCCGGCAATGTCACTGTGGGTTTCACCATCGCTCTGGCCGGGCCTCCTCCGCCTCGCGGCGGATCTTGAAGTGTATCACATACCGCTTGTCACTTCTCAACACTATAAGTTTTTTCGATTCGTCCCAAGCGTTCATCACCGCGCTCGTGACTTTTTATCGGGATGCGCATCCGCACCGTGCCATCCGGATTTTTGTAGGTGCGGAAATGCGCCCGCACCTCGTGCCATCTGTGCTTGTGATGCGTCATCATCCGCACCACGACACGCGCTGGCGTCATCTTCTTCGCGAGGTGCAAGTGAAGCACCTTGTGCTCCAGCGGCAACAGCGGCTTGCCGTTCGGCATCTTCCGGATATCTGTGTGCTTCGGCTGCACGCTGGTCTTCGCTTCCATCCCGAGTTGCCCGGCGCCCAGAGCGATCAGCAGGCCCCACACGTGGCGGAGCTCTCCGGAGATCTCTGACATCAGTTCGAGCACATGCTCCTTGTCGCGGACCTTTAGGTCATCATGCAACACGGTCGGGCACGGGAAGGCATCGTGCGGATGCACGTTGACGTTCTTCATTCCGAACGTAAGCCCCTGCATCAGCACATCGTTGCCCGCCACTTCGCGCATCGGCGCCGATGTCCCACAATGCCACCAGTATGAGAGCGGCGCCACGAGCGCGCCCTGCTCGACCACGCAGCAATAGCTCGCATGAAACCCACCATGCTCGACGCCGGGATGAATCAGCCAGCCCACGCGATCGACCGGCGCCCCGGCCTCGGTCTCCCCGGCGGCCTGTGGCGTCAGCGAGATGCCGAGCTCGCGCATCCGGTTCAACCGCGCGCGGTTGTCGAGATCGATCCACGTGACCGGGAACGGCGGGATCGCCATCTTGCGCGACGACTCCAGATCGCCCGAGATCGCCATCGAGAAATCCGCCACCAGCCGCGACGTCTCTTCACTCAGGGTGAAGCAGTGTGCTTTCCGCAACAGCATGCGCAGTCCGTAGAGATCCTTGATCGTGGACAGCCCGGGCGCATTGGTGAAGGTGCCCTCGTGCAGTCGATCGATCAGCGGGCGATCGTCCAGCAACAGCGGCGGCGGTTCTTCCTTGCGCACAGTGTTCAACAGCATCCGCGCCACGCTGTCGTCGCGACGCGCCGCGCGCTGGGTGCGAATGTCATCATAGCCCGGGCCGAACTTGTGCGACTGGCCACGATCGCCAAGCACGTCGCTTGCCTTGCCGAACAGCGGCGCCCCTTCCATGAGTCGATCGGTCAATTCGTCAGCCTCCATTGGCAATGCGTTCGGGTCGTCGGCCTTCTCGATGACGAACGAGTCGCCCTTGCGCTTGATG